CTCGATCAGCGCGTTCTTCGCCTCACCTGTGCCGTTGGCAGCTTCTGACACTCTGCGCGTCAATCGCTGCATCGCCATATCAAGCGTGTCAGATCCAACACCAGTAAGTTCTGCGGCATGTCTCAGACCGCCCAGAGCTTCAGTGGTAACGCCAATCTTGTCAGCAGTTTTTGCAAGGCTGTCGATGTTCGACATCTGCATTTTTGTAAGAGCTGCGGCGGCTGCCGCTCCTGCCGTTGCAAACGCTAACCCGATTTTTGCGGCACTTGAAGCTAGACGACCTGCCGCTTGATTGACCGATTTAAACGCAGCAGCAGTCTTGTCTGTTGCGCTAATCGGGATGTTGTACCTAGGAGCCGCCATCGTCTTTGATCCTAAAATATGCTTGCCATTCTAATAATTCGATGTCAGAAATTTCTTCAATTTCGCGAACCGTTTTGTGTAGGTGTTCGGCAAGCTGAAACACAAACAAACGACTCCGATCCGCTCTTAGTTTCCCTCTAAATCCTCTGATTTAGGTTGGAGTTCCGCAATTTCCCCGGCTACTCGTATCAGAGTATCTGGATCGACTGCGCGCAGCATCTCGAACAGATCGCCCTTTGAGAAGATTGGTTTTCCAGATCCATCAATTAAGTAATAGATTAATGAAAGCGCAATGCCTTCATCCATCTTGTCACCGGTCAGCTTGCTCTGGATTTCCATCTTCTTTTTGACGCTAATCTGAGGGCGAACAAAGAATTCTCCACCCCATTCAGGAATGGTTAGCGGTTTCGGATCTACCGCAAGAATTTCTTGATAGTGCGCCTTTGCTGTATCTAGTACGCTCATTTTATGCGGTTCCTGTTGTCAGAACCCCAGTACCCTGCAAGCTGATGCTCGCCTCAATCATGCCGTCATAGGACGAGTTGCGACTGTGACCAGTGACTAGCGCGTTGCCGCTGTAGTAGGTATCACCCGTAGCAGTTCCGTTCATTTGAAACTTGACAGCGACCTCATCAATTCCGACTTGCAATGCAACTTGCCCGTCTGTATCCGCAGGATCGAATAGAACATCGACGCTTGCAGTCCAGCTAGTGATTGTAGGCACATGCGTTGCGGCGTATGAACCCATAGTCGTAGTTTCCGCAGTTCCAGCACTTGTCTCGATGCTGAATGATTTTACTTCGCCAACTGTGCCGGATCCTGCGACTACAATAGATCCGTCATTCCCTTTATGTGATGCCATCTTGTTTGTCCTCTTGGTTTTTAACTTTCTTCAGTGGCTTGTCTTTCTTAACAACCACTTCATCTGCTGGCTTATAGCCAGAATTTAAATATGACTGCACATAGCTAGGATGTACGCCGATTGTCACTTTGCCGCTTGGGGATACCATTTTCATGTTAGTACCTACAACGCCACATCAGGCGCATTGTTAGCAGTGCGGTATTGCACCGTGTAACTCATTGTTACAATCCCGATTGGTTGCTCACCTTCACCGGTCAATTCAATTTCGGTTGCAGATAGATAGCTGTCTTTTGCCAAGCTATTGATTGTTGTATCTGCCGCCATTGCGATCTCGACTTCCTTTGATATCAAGTCCAATACATCGTCGAGATTGCTTGCTGTCTTTGCGTAACCTTCGATTACGAGGTTCAGTTCTCTGTCCACTTCGGGTTGCGCGCCCATCACATCAGGTGCGCTTGATTCGCTTGTCGTATACACCAACAATCCCGGTAAGTTGTTAGCTGCAAGAGGGTAGACGCGCGATTGATACACCTTGCTGCTAGTCGTTGTTAGACCGGTCAACGTGGTTGCCACGCGCTCCCTAATTTGTCTGCGCACATGATTTGCCATTACTGCGCCTCTAGCACGATCTCGCTGATACCAGTTCCGTCAGGGCGTACCCCGACAACGTTATAATTTGTGCTGTCAATCTCGATCAGATCACCGTGAGCGATGCCAGGAACCTTCGACGTTTGCACTGTTATCACTGCTTGTTGCGTCTCAACGCCAACGTTTCCAACGTCCTCAAGATAATAATCGTGCCGAAAAATAACAGTGATCGAACTAGCACTCCCGCCGCTTGGCGTATAGTTTGCTGCGGAACCGTGTTCAGATACCTCAAAAAATTCTGCCAGTTCTTCGAGAGCCATTGTTTAAGCCTACTTACTGCGTTTAGTAGTTTTTGGCGCATCTTCTCTACCTGCACTTTTCTTTGCTGATGCCTCAACCGGCACCGCTTTTTTCATGCGAATAAGCATCAACGCATCTTCTTCAGTTAGGTCGTATTCGCCGCCAGCTTTGCAATCAAATCCAGAAGCAACAACGCCAACTAATACTTTCACCTTTGCCATCTTGTTAGATCCTTTAGAGGGGGAGTTGCCCGGCACGAGGCCGGGCGCGTCCTTAGTGCTTATCATTAAGCGCCTTTGGCAAATGATTCAGCGTGTCTTACGCCGATATCTACCATCGCGTGCAAACCAAGCGTGAGCTGTCCGGTTTGCGCGTTGCGCTCAGTGATCACTTCAATTGCACCAAACTGAGCAATCATTAGCTGGCTGAAATCGCCAAGTAAGATTGTGTTTGCTGTCATGCTTGAAGTTGGATTTACTGAGTAACCCATAACGCTATTATCTTCAGAAACAAATCGACCAGAACCGGAGTCCTTAGTCGTTGTTTTCAAAGTGCCAGCCAGAGCGGGAGTTGTTACAAACGCCATGTTTTGGCCCATCGCATTGTCAGCAGATATTGCAGACTCTATGCTAACGATCTCAGCAAAGGTTGGTGCGCCGGATGAACTGAATGACACGCTACCAATTCCAGTTGTAGCCAAGATGCCAGTTGGCTGGTTGCTAGAACCAGTACCAGCAAGTGCGGCTGCGTCGATTGCAACAGCGATTGACTTGGTGATGTCATCGCGAATTACGCTTTCAACTGATGGATCTGACTGAACCAACAAGTTGCGGCTAATTTGCACAAACGATGCAAGGTTCTTGGGCGTGAGTGATACGCTTGCGAACACTGGCTGTCCTTCAGTTGGCGCGCCATCTTCAGCAACCCAGTAGGTTGAAGTTCCTGTTGCCAGTTTAGGAATTGCAACGTTGCCCTGAAGGTTACTCATTACGCGAGCGCCCAGTCGAGTCGTTACCATCGCAGCGCGTAAAGCGTCAATGAACGAAGCACCGTCGTGGTCAGTTCCGACCAGAAACCCACCCGCGTTGTTAGTGCCAACAGTTAGATCACGCTGACCCCAAGACATGTCGGCTGGCATATAGAATCCACCTTGGCTAGCATTTCCAGAACGCTGACCAATTGTGTCGGAGATTTCTTTTTCCAGACCGGCTTTTGACCAATCACCTGATGCTGATGCAGAGATTGCGCGCAACAAGCTGTAGCTTTCTTTTTCACGCTTGCCAAGATCAACGTTAAGTGGGCTTGCAATTTCAGGTGAAAGCTCTGGTTTGCGAGCCAGTTCTTGCTTTGTCTTTTCAAACGCTTCGCGCTGAAAGTGATCGAGGGCAAAGCCTTCATTCATTGCTTTGTCAGCAAGTTCACGCAGGTAAGGTGCGTCCTTTGCCATTTCGTTGATTGTTCTTACTCGCACTTGCTCATCTTTCAATGCAGCTTCGCGCGCTTCGTTCTTTACTACTTCAATGTCTATCTTTTGATCGTCCATTTTTGGAGATTCCTTTTTTGCTAAATTAATTACACGGGTTAAATTGTCGCCTTCAACAGCGTTAGACCTTCCGACTCCTACCGCAACATCTGCGGGAGTGCTAACCAAACTGATTTCGTGAGGCATCCATCTGGTCGCTTCAAAAACTCGTTCGCTTCGCTCTTCCATTTCCTCGATGACATATCCAACCGAAACCCCGGTTCTTATGCCGTCTAAAACGTCTTGGTAATACTCTTCTGCTCTTTCGCTTTTTGAAAACCTGACCGTGGCTATGCCGCGACCGTCTTCGAGTTTGGCGTTTTCAATCACGCCGATTTGATCGTTCAAGTCATGATTCGCCAACAGTGCTGCTTTGGTGTTCAAGCGCGTCAGGTCAACAGATTCGGGGGAGTGCGAAAGCACCTCAGTCCCAAACCAACGTTCGACCGGAGCCTCGCTAGAAAAGCTCAAAGTGATTGTTCGGTTGTCTTCATCGACGTTCGCCCGCTCAAAATTCATGTGCCGGTTGAGTGTGCCGGTCTTTATTTCATTCATCTGTTTCGTCCTCGTTTTGCATAGGATTCACCGGCCCAAACTCGAGGCCAAATTCTTGCATCAATTCTTTTTCCTTCGCGCGCTGGTCAAACACTTCTTCCAAGTCCTTGCCCTGTGACGCGGCGATTGCTGACAAGCTAGTTACGCCTAACTCGTAAGCCATTTGATGCGATTGAAGCTCTTTAACAGGATCGACCCACGACCAACCACGCGGCACAAACGTTGCGTCTGCTGCGGTGCTAGTCAATCCCAGGCGATTACGATTAAACTCAAGCCAAGCCGAAAAAATCGGTCGAATAAGGTGACATACATAGAACTGCTGCCACTTGCGCCAGTTGTCGCGTTCCTCGATCGTGCCAGCTCTGATCGAGCTGAAATTAACGCTGGTCAGATCGCTTGATAGCGCGTGATATGTCACGTTTAAACCTGTCGCAACACCGCGCAGTACGCCAGCAACATAGTCGCTGTATGCGCTAACGGGATGATTGGGGTCTAGCATGGCCAGCTCAGTGCCAGCAGGCAGTTCAGTGAAACCAACTCCACCGATTGATGGCGGCAGACCATAACCGTCAGCATTTTCTTCATCATCGAGATAGTCGCCCGTTGGCGTTTTGTAGTACCCGAGCTTGCTGGCAGCCAGCTCCGCTGCCTTCATTTCTGCACGCTCATAGCGTGCTAACATCAGCAAGTGAATCATCACAGGTGCAATCCATGTCGCACCACGGATCTGGTTAGGTCGATCAGACTTGTAAATGTGAATGATGTCTTCGGCTGGGACGCGCTCGTATGAGTTGATATTTGGCGACTTGGTTGGCATGCCGAATATGCTTGGCACTTTGTTCGGTGGCATTTTCCACAGGTAATACGCGACAGGTTTACCCGCACGATCAAGCTCGATGCCCTGAACGATTGCGTTGTTGTCTTTTGTTGCTTCCCGATTTAATTCGTAATCGAGGAAATCAGCATCGTACAGCGCGATTTTGAAATCATTTCCACGCACGATCCTAACGATCACCTCACCGTCACGCGCGACAGATCTTGCGACCAGACGCTGGATGTCTTCCCAATCTAAGCGCCCATCGCGGGAACAGTTTTCGGCATACGTCCAGTTTTTAAACTCGCGCTCTATCAGGCGATTAACTCGCATATCCAATTTGCCGCGATTGGTGCGCGCTTTGCTTTGCAGCTTCACCCCCTCACCAATTACGTTAGTTTCAACCAGATTCAAATACCGAGCGACAAAATCGTTGTTCTGTTCAAGATCCCGCGCGCGCGCTCGCAGCGTCTCGCCTTGATTGCGCAAGTCTTCGTTGATGCTCTTTACTTCTGTTACCCAGCTTTTGACAACTTCGTTGCTTGCTGCGTCCCAGCGCCTTGCGCCTTTCATGATCTGACCCCAAAGCGCTTGCGTGTCTTGGTGTTAATCTCGCCAGCAGTTTGATCTCGCATTCGTTGCAATTCCGGTAAGTCAACATAAGAGAAACTGCGGCCAGCGATAGAGTAGGCCGATGCTGTCTTTGTTGTGAGCGTCAAGATCGCCGCGTCTAAGTTCTCAAGACGCTGGCGCAGATTAGTAATCGGGTTGGTGGTCGCCTCATCGCGGTTAGCAAGTAGCTCGATTTCGCCACTTCCGATTGTCAGACGTTCGCTGTCGCTGTTGCGCGTGATGTATGTCTGATATGTGTAGCGTCCGACCGTGTAGGCGGCAGTCGTGGAGCTGCCCACCTCGACGATGTAATCAAGTCCAGATGCGCTTGCGGTTATAGCGATCTCAGTCGCGCCAGCTCCCTGAAGTCGTAGGGCGTATTTCAGCGTGTACGCTGAATTCGCATATTCAGTGTTTAGGTCGGTGCGCTTCCATGCCCATCGGTCACCAGCTACAAGCTGAGTTGGCTCAGAGGTCGGGTAGTTCGCAGAATCAAACGCATTTGTCATCGCGCCATCATCCAGAATGGTTTGTAAAATTTTTAGAGAAAAACTTTACAAATTACACCAAACAGAAAAAACAGAAAAAACAGAAAAAACAGAAAAAACAGGAAAAACAGAAAAAACAGGAAAAACAGAAAAAACAGGAAAAACAGAAAAAACAGGAAAAACAGGTTTCTTAACTTTCGTTCAATATCTGATACACCCGCTGCCGCGTTATCTGAAAGCGCGCGCACAGATCATCAATATTCCTGCCGTTAAACTCAGCACGCAGCGCCTCACGATCGAGTTTGGGCTTTTTCAATATGTAAACTGTGTCCCCACCCGCTTGCTTATGAAGGGCATCAACAATCGCATCACGCAGCTCATCTGCCAGACTATTATCGACTTTTGAATGCAAAACTTGGGTGATTATCGTCTCAATCACAACCAAGCACCACTGGGTTGCGCGTTGATGCTCCACTTGCGCGCCTTTGGTTGCGTTTTGGCGCTCTCTGGTGCGTTCTCAGGAGTTTTTGGCTGCGGGTTATTGGGTCGCTTACGGGTGTTGCGGGAGAGCCTCAGAGCGCTCAGAGCGTACACGCGGCAATCAAGTGCTTCGTTGCGCGCGCGAGTAGTGACCCATTCTTGGCGTGGTCGACCTTTTGAGTATCTTGTGACCAACTTTTCGGCAGTTAATTGGGCAAAATACTCGTCATCGTAGGCGACATCAGATGGGAAATGACAGTATCCGGGGCCGGGTTCTTGGATTGTTAAATACGAGTAAACCATGCTTTTGCCTTGATCAACTCCAATCGGTTCTGCGCTGATTGCCTTTTTTCGGCGGCGCGCTAATCGCCTAGCACGTTTCTGCGCGTCTTCGATTAAGGCAATTCCGAAACCTGAAACACCTTTTATCGCATAGGCGTATTTCCGTTTGGCAACGAAGTCATATACGAAACTGGTGTTAAAACCTGAATCAATCGCAACAGCGTCAGGTTGCAGATCAATCAGCAATTCCGAAAGCTCTTCCCACACTGCCGGTTGTGCGGTATCACCGGTCAGAATAATGTAATCCAAACTCCAGCTCTCTTCTGTCTTTAAATCCCATCCAACATGCTCAAGCTCCAGGCGATCTTTTTGCACATCGATGCCAATCGTGGTTTTGCCAAATTCCAAACCTTCAGGGTATTCCTCGCGGCGCGTGATCAGCGCACCGGGGTCTACCTGCTCGCCTTGCTCTTGCCAGCACTCACCCAAAACGGTGTTAACAAATGTCTTTAGCTGTTCCTGCGATCCTTTCTTAGCAGCAATGAAATCTGTGGCGGCATCGCTCCACGAATACCAACCAAGTGGCGAATAAAGACTTGATAGGTGATATCCCTTATATCTGCCGCTCGCAGTTGCTCGCCATTCGCCTTTTAGCAGCATGTTCGTCTTATTTGATTCTGAAATTTCAGCTCCGCATTCGCTGCAAACTAGACATGCCGTTGATGGATCCTGATTTTGCCACTTGATGCGATCCCAAGTGATTGTGATCATTTCCGCACAATGAGGGCAGGGCAGATAGAACTGCCTCTGGTCGCTTTGCTCGTAATATTCCTGAATCGTGCAAAGTCCATCGATGGTTGGCGTGCTGCACATGAACACTTTGCGATTGCGTTTGAACGTAGCTGTCCGCCGAATAGCGAGCTGCACCGGCGAGCCTTCGCCATCGACATCGCTGGGATAACTGCTTGCCTCATCGAGGAACAGATATCTGGCTGGCATGGAGCGCAGACCAACGTTTGAGTTGCTGCCGGTTAAAATTAGCGTGCCGCCCGCGTAATCTTTCTGAAATAACGTGTTGCCAGAGTCACGCGCGCGTGGTGCGCTTATCTTCGCAGCGACTTCCGGTATTGAATCGAGCATTGGCCCGATCCGTTGCTTACTGGCGCGCTTGGCGCTGTCTGCCGTAGGCATGACGTAAAGCATTGATCCCGGCGCGTGATGTATCACATATCCAAGCCAGTTATTACCTGCCTCAGTTGCGCCAATCTGCGCGCCTTTCATAAATACAACAATGTCATCTGGCGATTGCGCAGATAGGGAATTCATGATCTCGCGCAGATACGGCGTGCGATCAGTGCGCCATTTGCCAGCTTCGCTGCTGCTTGCCTGATCTAGCACGCGATGACGATCGGCCCACTCGCTAACTGTCAATTCCGGTTCTGGTCGCAGCGCTGCTGCATAAACTTCACTGTACACGATCGGCCACCATCTCTAGCGTGTCTTTGACTTCTTTGCGCAGCTCAAACAGTATTTCTTTTTCGGTGCGTCCGACCAAAATCGAACTAATCCGTTCCGGCAATGCCAGGAAAGCGTTTTTGACTTCCCTGGCTGCGCTGTCTGCCTCGCGCTTGACGCTTGCCACTTCCACCAGCTCGCCTTCTTTTTCTTTGAGTACCAATTCCGCAAGTTCAGCATTCGCCGCTTCACGCTTGGCGCGCGCCGCGTTGTACTTGCCGTAATCCTCTGCGCCATCATTTTCAATGGCGGCTGTTTTGCGTCCTTGTTTCATATAGTTATATCAATCCAGATTTTAATAACTTTTTGGAATACTCACTATGAAAAAATCGATCATCGAATCACCAGATCGGAAGAGCACACGTCTGAACT